GTGAATTATTAACATACTCTGATGACGGACTTCTTTACTTTATCGTACCTGATTATGTGAGTAAGGATAAAGTCAGAACCTTGATAAATAAGATAGCTGATATTTACTCCAGATTGGGACTTCAATTTAACATTAAGAAGACAATTATAGCATATAATTTGTGGGAATATCTAGGTGATGTCTGCTACCAATCATCTCTTATACCTATGTGGACTAAAGAGTTATCAGGACTTGGTCGTTCTATATCAGGAGAAGGACTTACAACAGTTTCAACAAGGTTAGACTCAGTTGTTGGTCAGTCACAGGGCTTATGCAATTCTGGGATGAATCCTCTGACATCTTATATGATCATGCATATGAGAGCACATGAACTCTTACTAAGACTTGATAGCAAATTATCCCCTGAATTAGTCGAATTGCTATTAGTCTTACCACGCACCTGTGGTGGATTTCGAATCCCATGCTTAGAAGAGATGACTTCAGTAACTTCAGTCCCTGCTGATGAACAGTTCCTCTCTGATGTCGAGTACCTCTCAAAAGCTTTTCCTAGGATTCCGTCAGTGATACACACATTGGTCTCGACTAGGAGTAAGGGTCTGATTGAATCTCTATCATCACTAATAAATGGTCACATAATCTCATTATCTCTCCCTGACACATCTGGGACAGTAGTTGTTGATAAAATAATAAAACTTATTAATGATTCAGACAGTACCGTATTAGCAATATCAGTTAATCCACTATGCAGAAAGTTTAGGCAGTTCTTGCTTGAGCAGTTGAGAGAGTGCAGTGACTTTAGTATGAAATCAATAAAATCATTACTTGAAAATCTACCTGCAATGAGATCATATCAAGAATCAAGATCTCTTGTACAATCAAGAAGTTGCTTAAGGATTATTTCGAAAGGTACGGTCAAAAAACTACAGTCAGAGGATACTCGTAATTGTAAAGATAGCATAGGGTTGATTAAGGATATATATCTAAAGGACACAGGTGATCGGAAGAGGAATTTACGTGATTACATAACAACAAAGTTGTACTCAAATCTGTTAATAAGACCTTCTCAGCCATCATTCAGGTCATTAATCAGATTTACACCAGTTGATAGCCCTTCAATATCAGTAAGGATTGATGCCAATTATGATGAGACGAATATAAGACACATTTATTCTGAGCCTATAGTAAGGATGTCTACTGGATACAACTCTGCAGTTTGGCGTAGTGAAGGGTCAGCATCACTTGATAAAAGAAACTTAAGGGATTATTACAGAACTGTAGCTCAAGTATGTGCCAGAGATTATGAAATGATAACCCTCGTTAAGAGCATATCATCTTATTTTGGGATAGATGTACCATCAATACCTCAAGGACTTATTAAGGACTTCAACCGAAAATCTGTCAGTGGTAGAAGATCAGCTGATGCTAGGTTGATTGTACCTAAATATCTTGAATCAGGGAGTAAAAGTATAACTGATA